TTTCAATATGCTTGATGAAAGTATCCGTGGCGCTATCCCGGAAGAAACCGGCCTGTTCAAGCAAATTACCCTAACCTTCAACCCGTGGAATGAAAAACACTGGATCAGAAAGCGGTTCTTTGGAGAGATTACCGGCAAGGATGCCCAAGGGAACCCCACATACCGTTTCCATGATAGCTGGACTTCCCCGGATGGGCAGATTTACGCCACCACCACCAATTACCTGTGTAATGAATGGCTGGATGAAGCTGACCTGAAGGTTTTTCAGACCATGAAGGAAACCAACCCCCGGCGCTATAAAGTGGCTGGCCTTGGTGGTTGGGGCATTGTGGATGGCCTGATTTATGAGAACTGGCGGGAAGAAGCCTTTGATTATCTGGCTATTTCCAAAAAGCCTGATGTGAAAAGCGCCTTCGGCCTTGACTTCGGTTATACCAACGATCCCACGGCCCTATTCTGTGGGCTGGTGAGTGAGAAGGAAAGAACCATTTGGGTTTTTGATGAACTGTATGAAAAGGCCCTGACGAACCGGGCAATCTGTGACCGGATCACCGGCATGGGCTACGGCAAGGAACGGATCAAGGCCGATTGTGCCGAACCCAAGAGCATTGATGAATTGCGGGATGCTGGCCTTCATCGTATCAGAGCCGCCCGGAAGGGCAAGGACAGCGTGAACAATGGAATCCAGTACATTCAGGGTTACACCATCATTGTTCATCCCCGATGCGTGAACTTCATCACAGAGATTTCAAACTACACATGGGCAGAAGATAAGTTCGGGGCCAAGATCAATGTTCCCATTGATGATTTCAACCACCTTATGGACGCTATGCGTTACGGGCTGGAAGATATGTTGGTTGGCCCCGCCTTCAGCTTCGACTAATAACATGATAGTAACAAAACACACGAAAAACGCACGGTTTCCGTGTGTTTGTGTTTATTAAGCAATGAAGAAAGGCGGTAAGTGAATATGTTTCTGGATAACGCTATGGAGCGTATCAACCGCCTGATCCTTCAGGGTGGGCGAACCGGCATGACTGAAAATCAGTTCTTCGCCGCTGAAATCAAGGAATGGAAGAATAGTCAGCGCCGCAAGGATCAGGTCATGGGTGATCTGTACTATGAAGGACAGCATGACATTCTTCAGCGTCAGCGCACAATCATTGGCGAAAATGGTCAGCTTCAGGTTGTGACGAACCTTCCGAATAACCGCCTGATTGATAACCAATATGCCCTGATGGTGGATCAGAAAACCAACTACCTTGTGGGCAAGCCCTTCACCCTGAACTGTCAGGATAAGGGTTACACGGACGCTTTGGGCAAGGTTTTCAACAAACGGTTTTACCGGCTTCTGAAATATGTCTGTGAAGATGCCTTGAATGGTGGCCTTGGCTGGATTTACCCCTATTACAATGAAGCCGGTGAACTGGCCTTCAAACATTTCCCGGCCTATGACATTCTTCCTTTTTGGGCTGACGATGATCACACCATCCTTGATTGTGCGATTCGTTACTACACCCAAGAAGTGTGGAACGGCTACCAGAAGGAAAAGGTGGAGAAGGTGGAAATCTTCAAAGCCGATGGCATTTACCGGTATATCTATCAAAATGATATGCTGATTGCCGATGTGGAAGCCGGTGAACACGAAAACTATTTCATGGTTGAGGAAGAAGGCCAAGAACCCAAGGGGTTCAACTGGACAAGGATTCCTCTGGTTCCCTTCAAGTATAACAAACAGGAAATCCCCCTGATCCGCCGTGTGAAAACCCTTCAGGACGGAATCAACACCATGATTTCCGACTTTGAAAACAATATGCAAGAGGACGCACGGAACACCATTCTGGTTCTGAAGAACTATGATGGTGAAAATCTTGGTGAGTTCCGCCACAACCTTTCCACCTATGGAGCCGTGAAGGTTCGTGAGGATGGCGGGGTTGAAACCCTTCAGGTTGAAATCAATGCAGAGAACTACAAGGGCATTTTGGAACTTCTGAAGAAGTCCTTGATTGAAAATGCCCGTGGCTACGATGCCAAGGATGATCGTTTGAGTGGCAACCCCAATCAGATGAACATTCAATCCATGTATTCTGACATTGACCTTGACGCAAACGGCATGGAAACCGAGTTCCAAGCGGCCTTTGAAGAACTGTTGTGGTTCATCAATCAGGATTTCAGCAACCGGGGCTTGGGCGATTATGAAGGTGCTGAACTTCAGATCGTGTTCAACCGTGACATTCTGATCAATGAAACGGAATCCATTGAAAACTGTGCCAAGTCCGTTGGTATTCTTTCCAATGAAACCATTGTGGAACAGCACCCGTGGGTTACGGATGTTGAAGCAGAAATGGCCCGGTTGCAGAAGGAAAAGGAAGAAGCTATGGCACAGGCGCAGGAATACGCCGGGGCCTTCCAGACCGGCAATCCGAACCAAGGTGACAATGGCGAGGGTGAATAACCCCCCGCCGTTTCACAATATATGCCGGGGCAGACTTTGAGTGTGGCGGGGTGCTATTACTCCTACCCGCCAAAGGGTGAAATTCCCTTCCCCGGCCCATCATGGCCCGTTAGTCAAGTGGTTAAGACACCGCCCTTTCACGGCGGTAACGCCGGTTCGATCCCGGCACGGGCTACCATGCTTCCCTGTTGGACTTGGCTGAAAATGCTTGCGGGGCCTTCAGCCCTGATGGGGAAGTCTTATTTGCTGAAGTGGATGGAATAGGCAGACACGGCGGATTCAAAATCCGTTGCCGCAAGGCGTGTGGGTTCAAATCCCACCTTCAGCACCATGGCGGGGAGCGTTTCGGGTGATGCGTCCTTGCTCCAAAATAATATAAGCTGTGGCCCATAAAAACAGTTCATCTTTGGTAACTGGTACTTGCCATTGATGCCCCGGTGCAATTCCGGTTGGGCTTATATTGGGGTGTAGCCAAGAGGTAAGGCAAGGGGTTTTGACCCCCTGATCCGTTGGTTCGATTCCAACCATCCCAGCCATTTTTCAGGATTGGAGGAACGGCCCATGAGAAATGCGGATTATTGGCGTGGGCGGTTTTCCATCTTGGAGGACAGCGCCCACAGAGAAGCCCAAAAGACTATTCAGGGCATGGAAGAACTGTATCTGGATGCACAGCGTTCCGTTCAGAAGGAAATTGAAAGCTGGTATGCCCGTTTTGCGGTGAACAACCAAATCAGCCTGACCGATGCCCGGAAATGGCTGACCGCTGGACAGCTTGAAGAATTTCATTGGAGCGTTGAACAGTATATCAAGATCGGTGAACAGGCCGGGTTGGATGCGGCATGGCTGAAGAAGCTGGAAAATGCGTCCGCCCGGTTCCACATTTCCCGCCTTGAAGCTGTTCAGACAGGTATTCAGCAACAGCTTGAATTGCTGTACGGCAATCAGGTTGATAGTTTGGATGCCCTGTTGAAGAAGGTTGTGGGCAATGGCTACACCCACACGGCCTTTGAGGTTCAGAAGGGTGTGGGCCTTGGTTGGGATATTACCGGGCTGGATCAGAAGAAACTTGAAACTTTGCTTTCAAAGCCTTGGACAACGGACGGGCGAACCTTCCGGGATCGCTGTTGGATTAAGAAGCGGGAATTGGTAGATTCTATTCAGAAAGAGTTAACACAGGGCCTTCTTCGTGGTGACAGCCCCCAAAAAATCACCGATGCCGTTCAGAAAAAGTTCAAGGTTGCCCGGTATCAAGCGGGGCGGTTGGTCAACACCGAAACCAGCTACTTCAATGCCCTTGCGACCAAGGAAACCTATAAGGAATTGGGCGTTAAAAATGTAGAGATTTTGGAAACGCTGGATTCACTTACTTGCCCTATCTGTGCCGGTATGGATATGAAGGTGATTCCGCTTTCGGAAGTTGAACCCGGCGTGACTGTGCCGCCGTTCCACCCCAACTGTCGAGGAACCACGGCCCCGGCCATTGATCCCAAGTATGCCGGTGAGAGAGCCGCCCGGAACGCTGATGGGAATGTGTACTATGTTCCCGCCAACATGAAATATGCTGATTGGGTTCAGACCTTCGTGAACGGCGGTTCCAAGACTGGCCTGACCATTGCAACCGGGGCCGGTGTTGCCAAAACGCTTCGTGATTATAACAGCGAGTTTGGACAGAAGTTCGGCAAAGACCACTATGATCAGATTCGTGACCATGTGGATGCTTGCCCAAGCCCCGACCTTCAGACCGCTTGGGATAAGTACGAAAACCAAATCAAAGTTGCAAAGGCGAACCATCAAGGCGGCGCATACTGTCAGGGCAACAGCATTTATGTGAATATTGACGCTGACGGAAAGGGCCGTTCTTGGAGCGCCCCCTATGCAACCACTTTCCATGAAAGCGGCCATGCTATTGATGGCCTTGCGGCCCAGCTTGGAAGCCCAAATGGGCAATGGCATTTTTCTTCTACCTATAAGGGCGGGGCTTTCCCCCAAACCATCAAGGATGAAGTGAATGATTGGGTGGATCGGATTCTTGCCGACATGAAAGCCCACAAAGATGATTTCCCGTATTGGGTACAAAAAGGCTGGATGTCGCAAAACACCGCTGATTTCTACATCAAGTATGGTGGATTCAAGGTTAAAAAATCCTATGCTTATGCCGCTGTTCAAGCGGAAGTGAAGGCATTGACCCCATTGCAGTACGGTGATCTTTCTGATATATTGGAAGGGGCCACCCGTGGAAAAATCCGCTGTGGCATTGGTCATGGTGGTGGTTCCTACTGGACAACCCGAACTTACAACGGGATTGATTGGGGCCTTGGAACTGAAGCCTTTGCGGAAATGACTTCCGCAACCATGACTTCCCCGGAAAGTTTGGCAACCATCAAGAAATATCTTCCCAAGT